GTAAATTCGAACATTCCAAAGTCGTATCACTAAGTGATAACGCAGGAAAAGAACGAATTATTGCAATGGGAGACATAATTTCAAACTGGGCATTAAGCTCATTAGAAATCGCTTTCCAAAGCGCACTACGACGTATGTCAAGTAGTGTTGTTAACCAAAATCATAAAGTCCATAAGTTGATCAAACTTATGGGTAAGAACATGTACTCGGTCGATTTGTCAGCAATGACAGATCGACTACCTCGCGAACTAAATTATTTAGTCGTTGAGGCCCGTTACGGTAAAGTAGTTGCCGAGAACTGGATAAACGTACTCGCTGATCGAACTTTTTCAAGTAAGATCGGTGAGATACGCTACGAAGTCGGGAATCCAATGGGACTATTGTCTTCATGGAGTTCATCAACTTTCGTTCATCACGCACTTGTCGAGTTCATTCTCTTCAAGTGTAAGACGAATACTAAGAAGCTTAAAAACTTCAAGTACCTAGTCTTGGGTGATGACCTACTTATGAACAGCAAATCTGTTTATAACACTTATGTTAAGATTTTAACACAAGTTGTAGGTATCCAAATCTCCCTCCAGAAATGTACAATTTCCTGTGAAGGATCTTGTGAGTTCATTAAACGACTATTCCGAAAAGGAGTAGAAGTAACAGGTTTCCCTGTTGAACTTTATAAAAAGGCAATCTCTGATTTCTCAGATTTTGTCAGTTTATTACATATCTTAGAGGAGCGTGGCTACAACCTACGCGATCCCGTCTTTATGAGCAATTTAGAAAAGAGTCTTCGAAAGAAGGTTCTTATTAATTTCGCTTTCGCGAAGTTATTACCAGTAAATATTTTCAAGCTCCCATACAGTGTATGGTGTAGTCCTGTAGTATTCACGACAGACCAAGAAGCCCTAAAGAGGGCATTAATGGATCTGGTGGTAACTAAATTCAAGTCTTTATCAGAGTACAAATGTAAACTGGTAGAGATTACTTATAAAGAACACGTGTTGATCCCGGAGTATCACCCTTTACTTATTAATATAAGTGAAGAGGTTTTCAAGATGCTTCAGGACTCTGCCGTCTGCGAAAATGAACCTGATTCAGGTGAGTTTAGCATATGGAACACGTGGGAGAACAACGTCATAAACAACTTTAAAGTTGAATATTTCGAAGTACCCAGCGTATACCCTTCTAGTCAAAATGTAATCAAACGTCAAAGACGTCGAAAACAG